ATGCGGAACGTCGCAAACGATGCGGCATTGTCGGAGGCTACGGGCTCGATCTTGAGCAAGCCAGATTTGAGGTCGGGTGCCGATTGGCTCGCCTCCGCCGATGCTACGATCAGGACTGAGTTCCTGGATACACTGACTGAGGGAGAGCTTCTGGCTCTCCCTTTTTTGTTCGAGTTTTGGGCCATGCCGCACCAGTTGCCGCCGGATGGCGATTGGCGGTCTTGGGTCATTCTGGGCGGTCGCGGGGCTGGTAAAACGCGGGCCGGGGCCGAATGGGTGCGATCGATGGTCGAAGGCGCGCGGCCGCTGGATGCGGGCCGGGCCAAGCGCGTGGCGCTGGTGGGCGAGACCTTTGATCAGGTGCGCGAAGTGATGATTTTTGGCGATAGCGGGATTATGGCCTGCTCGCCGCCGGATCGCAGGCCGGTGTGGCAGGCGACGCGCAAGTGTTTGGTGTGGCCGAATGGGGCCGAAGCGATGGCCTTTTCGGCGCATGATCCCGAGGGGTTGCGCGGGCCGCAATTCGATGCCGCTTGGGTGGATGAACTGGCCAAGTGGAAGCGGGCGCAGGACACGTGGGACATGCTGCAATTCGCGCTGCGCCTCGGGGAAGATCCGCGCGTTTGCGTGACGACGACACCGCGCAATGTGGGGGCGCTGAAACGCTTGTTGGAGCTGCCGTCTACGGCAGCGACCCATGCCCCGACCGAAGCCAACCGCGCCAATCTGGCGGAGTCGTTTTTGGCCGAGGTTCGCGCCCGCTATGCCGGGACGCGGCTTGGCCGACAAGAATTGGACGGTGAGTTGTTGACTGAGGTCGATGGCGCGCTTTGGCCTGCGGCCTTGATCGAGGCGGCGCGGGTCGAGGCGGCGGATGGGCTGGACCGTGTCTTGGTGGCGATTGATCCGCCGGTCACGGGTCATTCTGGGTCTGACGCCTGCGGGATCGTCGTGGTCGGGGCCTATATGGAGGGGCCGCCGCAGGATTGGCGTGCCGTTGTGTTAGAGGATGCCAGCGTGCAGGGGGCGAGCCCCGTGGGCTGGGCCGAGGCGGCGATTGCCGCGATGGAGCGATGGGGCGGCGACAGGATCGTCGCCGAGGTCAATCAGGGCGGTGATCTGGTGGAGACCGTTTTGCGACAGGTCGATCCGTTGATTCCGGTCACCAAGGTGCGGGCCACGCGCGGCAAGGCGGCGCGGGCCGAGCCGGTGGCGGCGCTGTACGAACAGGGCCGGGTCGGGCATTTGCCGGGGTTGTCCGAGCTTGAGGACCAGATGGGCGCGATGACCTTGCAGGGCTTTGCGGGCAAAGGCAGCCCCGACCGGGTGGATGCGCTGGTCTGGGCTTTGACCGAGGCGCTATTGGTGCCTGCCGCCGCGTGGCGCAGGCCGCGCGTTCGGTCGCTCTAGGGGTGTTGCGCGGGGGCGGGCGCTGGCCTTAACGGCTGTTAACTTTGATACGGCAAATTCCTCTCAAGCGCCGGGATGCTCCGGCTGACTGAATGAGGAGATGCGGGTGTTCGAGTTTCTACGCCGACAAGACAACGGCCCGGCCCCCGAGGCCAAAGCCAGCGCCACCGGGCCTCTGGTGGGATATACCACGCAAGGCCGGGTGGCCTGGACGGCGCGGGATACCGTGTCGCTGACCAAGGCGGGGTTCACCGGAAATCCGGTTGGGTTTCGCGCGGTCAAGCTGATTGCTGAGGCGGCGGCTGCCATGCCATTGGTTCTGCAAGACGACGACACGCGCTACAAATCGCACCCCGTGCTGTCCTTGCTGGCCGCGCCGAACCCGGCGCAGGGGCGGGCCGAATTGCTGGAAGCGCTGTTTGGTCAGCTTTTGTTGTCGGGTGACGCCTATTTGGAGGCGGTCGGCACGGACGCTATGCCGCTTGAGTTGCATGTGCTGCGATCCGATCGGATGCGCATTGTGCCTGGGGCCGATGGGTGGCCGGTTGCCTATGAATATGCCGTGGGCGGGCGCAAGCATCGGTTTGACATGACGGGGCCTCTGCCGCCGATCTGCCATATCCGCATGTTCCACCCACAGGACGATCACTACGGCCTGTCGCCGCTTCAGGCGGCGGCGCGGGCGGTGGATGTGCACAACAGCGCCAGCCGCTGGAGCAAGGGCTTGCTGGACAATGCGGCGCGTCCGTCCGGGGCCATTGTCTATAAGGGTGCCGATGGGTCGGGCAGCATGAGCGCTGAGCAATTTGAGCGTTTGAGCCATGAAATGGAGACTTATCATCAGGGCGCGCGCAATGCCGGGCGGCCGATGTTGCTGGAAGGGGGGCTGGATTGGAAGCCGATGGGTTTCAGCCCGTCGGACATGGAGTTCCACAAGACCAAGGATGCCGCCGCGCGTGAGATTGCCATCGCCTTTGGCGTGCCGCCCATGCTGCTGGGGATTCCCGGCGAGGCGACCTATGCCAATTACCAAGAGGCCAACCGTGCGTTTTATCGCCTAACGGTGCTGCCACTGGTGACTCGCGTCGCCACAGCGATTGCGGCCTGGCTTGGGCGCTTTTCGGGTGAGGCGCTGGAGCTGCGCCCCGATCTGGACCAAGTGCCCGCCCTGAGTTCGGAGCGTGACGCGCAATGGCGGCGCGTTTCGGATGCGGGCTTTCTGACGGATGCTGAAAAGCGCGGGCTGCTGGGCCTGCCGCCCCTGACCGGGAGCATGGCCGATGAGTGAGCGGCCCAGATTTGACGGGTTCGAATGTGCGCCGGGGTTGCGGCTGGAAGCGCATGAGCGGGTGGCCGGTCTGCAAATCGCGGGTCTGACGGACCGGCTTGAGCGGATCGAGGCGTTGATTGAACGGCTGGAGCGGCGTCTTTGGCTGACGGTTTATGGCGTCGTCGCGACCGTTTTGGCACAGGCCTTTGAGGGGCTTTTGCGGGTCGCGCCGTAGCGCGAAGAAAGGGATCAGGATGACTTCAGGATTGGAACAGAAATTCTGCCGGTTTGAGGCGGAATTGTCGGTCAAAGAAGGCGGCGTAATTGCGGGCTATGCTTCGATTTTCGGGGCCTGCGATCAGGGCGGCGATGTGGTGTCTGCCGGGGCTTATGCGGCGTCCTTGGCGCGGCTGACGGCAGAGGGCCGTGCGGTCAAGATGCTGTGGCAGCACGATCCGGCCCAGCCCATCGGCGTCTGGGACGAGGTGCGAGAGGACGCCCGCGGGCTGTTCGTGAAGGGGCGACTGCTCGATACAGTGGCCAAGGGGCGCGAGGCGGCAGAGCTGATTGCCGCCGGGGCGATTGACGGGCTGTCGATTGGGTATCGCACCATCAAGGCGGCGAAGAATGACAAAGGCCAGCGGCTTTTGACGGAACTGGAGCTTTGGGAGGTGTCGCTGGTGACCTTTCCGATGCTGCCCAGTGCGCGGGTGTCTGCCAAGGGCGAGCAGCCCCAGGACGCTGTGCTGCGCGATCTTGCGGAGGCCGTAGAAGCGGCGCGCCGCGATTTGGCGAGCGGCTGACGCGCGCCGCAAGGACCATTGAACCAAGGGAAAATCACATGACCGAGATCCGTTCTCGGGCCGGAGAAGATCTGTCTTCGGCCTCTCGTCTGACTGCGGCCTTTGCCGGTTTGGTTGGCGATATCAAAGGCCTGCGGGCTGAATTGGATGCAAAACTTCACAAACAGGAAGAGCGACTGACCATGCTTGATCGTAAAACTGCCATTGCTTCGCGCCCCGCGCTTGCCGCCGCTGCGGAAGGTTTCGCGCCACATCAGAAGGCGTTTAACGCCTACCTGCGTTCGGGCGATGATGATGCCCTGCGCGGGCTGGAACTGGACACCAAGTCGATGTCCACGGCTGTCAATTCAGATGGCGGGTTTCTGGTGGATCCGGTGACCTCGGACCGTATTCAGTCGGTTCTGTCGTCGACTGCATCGCTGCGTGCCGTGGCTAATGTGGTGCAGGTCGAGGCCACGTCGTTTGACGTGCTGATCGACCACACCGATGCCGGTGCGGGCTGGGCCACTGAGACCGGTTCGACCGCTGAGACCGGCACGCCCAGCATCGACCGCATTTCGATCCCGCTCTATGAGCTGAACGCGCTGCCGAAAGCCTCGCAGCGCCTGCTGGATGATGCGGCGTTTGATATTGAGGGTTGGCTGGCGGGCCGTATCGCCGACAAGTTCGCCCGCGCCGAAGCGGCAGCTTTTGTGAGTGGTGATGGCACCGATAAACCGACGGGTTTCCTGACCTATTCGGCGGTTGCCAATGACAGCTGGAGCTGGGGCAGCCTTGGCTATGTGGCCTCGGGCGCGGCGGCGGCGCTGGATGCGTCGGGCGATGCGATCATTGATCTGGTCTATGCGCTGGGGGCGCAGTACCGCGCCAATGGCACCTTCGTGATGAATTCGAAAACCGCCGGTGCCGTGCGCAAGCTGAAGGATGCCGATGGCCGTCATCTGTGGTCGGATGGTCTTTCGGCGGGCGAGCCTGCGCGTTTGCTGGGCTATCCGGTGATGATCTGCGAGGACATGCCGGATGTGGCTGCCGATGCCACGCCGATTGCCTTTGGTGATTTCGGTGCGGGCTACACCATTGCCGAACGCCCCGACCTGCGTGTTCTGCGCGACCCGTTCAGCGCCAAGCCGCATGTTCTATTCTATGCGACCAAGCGCGTTGGCGGCGATGTGAGCGACTTTGCCGCGATCAAACTGCTGAAATGCGCGGTCAGCTAAGCGCGGGATGAGGGCGGGGCGACCCGCCTTCATAGGGCGCGCACCGGGTTGAGAGCTTGCGTTGTCTAGCTGCTCCCCTCCGTCCGAGCAACGTGAGTGGTGCGCGCCCGACTTCGGGCCCGCGGGTCGAATTTCTGGATTTCGGAGACAGTCGATGATGGTGAACGAGGATAGCCAGGTTCCCCTGTTGGCCCTGCCGGTCGATGCGTTGAAGGCGCATTTGCGGATGGGCTCGGGGTTTGCGGAGGATGCGGTTCAGGACGAGGTTCTGGCGTCTTTTCTGCGTGCGGCCCTGGCGGCGGTAGAGGGGCGAACCGGCAAGGTTTTGATCGAGCGCGGCTTTACGCTGCGGCTTGAAGCGTGGCGCGATGGTGTGGCGGAAATCCTGCCGTTGGCCCCGGTGCAATCGGTGACATCGGTCGTGTTGCTGGATGGGGACGGTGCGGCGTCAACGGTGGCTGACACGGTTTATCGTTTGGTGCCGGATGCCCATCAGCCCAAGATCGCCGCGCGCGCTGGCCGCCTGCCTGAGCCGGTATCTGGCGGCGCAATCGAGGTTACATTTGCCGCAGGTTTTTCGACCGATTTCAGTGGATTGCCCGCCGATCTTCAGCAGTCAGTTTTGCTTTTGGCGGCGCATTACTACGAATACCGGGATGAGACCGCCCTTGGGGATGGTTGCATGCCGTTCGGTGTGACATCGCTTTTGGCGCGGTATCGGCCAATGCGTCTGGGGCTGGCACGATGAGCGCGCCGGTTTTGAACCGCAAGCTGGTGCTTGAGGCGGCAAGCCAAGTGCCGGACGGCGCGGGCGGCGCGACTGAGGCTTGGGGCGTTCTTGGGACGATGTGGGCCGAGCTGCGGCCCGGTTCTGGCCGCGAGCGGAGTACGGACGCGGGGCTATTGGCCTTGTCGAGCTACCGGATCACCGTTCGCGCAGCGCCTGCGGGTGCAACCAACCGGCCCAAGCCGGGGCAGCGGTTTCGCGAAGGTGCGCGGCTGTTTCGCATCATTGCCGTATCCGAGGCGGATCGGGCCGGACGATACCTGACGTGTTTCGCAAATGAGGAGGTCTCGGCATGAGCTATGCGCAATCATTGGCGTTGCAAACGGCCATTTATGACCGGCTGAGCGCCTGGTCGGCCTTGTCGACGGTTCCCGTGTTCGATGCTGCGCCGCAAGGCACTTTGCCGGGGCTTTACGTGATGATCGGCGCGGAAACGGTCAAGGACGCGTCGGATCAGACGGCCTTGGGTGCGTGGCACGATCTGGAAATTTCAATTGTCACGGATGGTGCGGGGTTTTCCGGGGCCAAGCAGGTGGCCGCCGATGTTGGCGCCGCGCTTGAGGCGCCGGGGCTTTCGCTCAGTGCGGGCCGGCTTGTCAGCCTGAACTTTCGCCGCGCCCGCGCCAGACGTGAAACCGGCGGTTTGCGCCGCATCGACCTGACATTCCGCGCACGCGTGGACAGCCAATAACCTGAAGGAGTGAGACTATGGGTGCTCAGAACGGCAAAGACCTTTTGATCAAGGTGGATCTGACCGGAAGCGGGTCGTTTCAGACCATGGCGGGGCTGCGTGCCACGCGGATCAGCTTTAACGCCGAAAGCGTGGACGTGACCTCGCTGGAAAGCGCGGGCGGCTGGCGTGAATTGCTTGGCGGGGCCGGGGTGAAATCGGCCAACATCTCGGGATCGGGTGTGTTCCGTGATGACACCACCGATGAACGCGCGCGGCAGATCTTTTTCGACGGTGAAACGCCGGAATTTCAGGTGATTATTCCCGATTTTGGCACTGTCGAAGGCGCGTTCATGGTGACGGCGCTGGAATATGCGGGGTCGCACAATGGCGAGGCGACCTATGAGGTGTCGCTCGCCTCGGCGGGGCAGCTGAGCTTTATCGCGGCATGATGGGCAATCCTTGGCGGGGGGATGTGGCCATTGTCCTAAATGGTCAGCGGCGGGTCATGCGCCTGACGCTTGGCGCTTTGGCCGAACTTGAGGCCGGGCTGCGCGAGGATTCGCTGGTGGCCTTGGTCGAGCGGTTCGAAGCGGGCCGGTTTCGGGCGCGGGACGTTCTGGCGCTATTGGTTGCGGGTCTGCGCGGTGGTGGCTGGGCAGGGTCGGCGGTCGATCTGGCCTCGGCCGAAATTGGCGGCGGGCCGATGGAGGCCAGCCGCGCCGCGGCCGAATTGCTGGCCCGGTCTTTTGCCCTGCCTGAGGACGGCCATGGGGTTTGATTGGCCGATGCTGATGCGGCTGGGGCTGCATGGGCTGGGACTGACGCCAGAGGTGTTCTGGTCGCTGACCCCGGCAGAGCTGCGGGTGATGCTGGGTCAGCAGGGCGGTGATGCCGGGATGAACCGGGACCGGCTGGCCGACCTGATGCGGGCCTATCCTGATACGAAGAAAGGATCGCCAGATGGCGGAGTATGAAGACCTAAGCGCCTTTGAGGCGCAGGTAGATGCGCTGGAAACCAGCCTTGCCGGGGCGGCGGGCATGGCGGCGGGCTTTGATGCCGAGCTGCGCCGCGTCAGTTCCAGTCTGGCGGTGTCCGATGCCGGTATGGCGCGGCTGGAACGGTCGATGAGCCGTGGATTGGGCAAGGCGATTGATGGTGTGGTGTTTGAAGGAATGCGCCTGTCGGACGCGTTGAAAGTCGTGGCGCAGTCGATGATTTCGGCGTCCTACAAGGCGGCGGTCAAGCCGGTTACCGATCATTTCGGCACAATGATTGCCGAAGGCGTCGGATCGCTGTTTGGCGGGGCCTTTGCGGATGGGGCGGCGTTTTCGCAAGGCCGTGTGATGCCCTTTGCCAATGGCGGCATCGTCAGCGGCCCGACGACCTTTCCAATGCGCGGGGCGACCGGGTTGATGGGCGAGGCCGGGCCGGAAGCGATTATGCCCTTGGCGCGCGGGCCTGATGGCAAGTTGGGCGTGCGATCCGGGACGGGGGCGTCTGTCAATGTGGTGATGAATATCAGCACGCCTGATGCCGACAGTTTCCGCCGTTCCCAAAGCCAGATTGCCGCGCAGATGAGCCGTGCCTTGGCACAAGGCCAACGCAACCGCTGAGGATAAGATCATGAGTTTTCACGACATTCGCTTTCCCGCCAATCTGAGCTTTGGATCGGTCGGTGGCCCGGAACGGCGCACAGATATTGTTTCTCTGACCAGCGGCCACGAAGAGCGCAACACCCCTTGGGCCCATTCGCGCCGCCGTTATGACGCGGGTGTCGGCATGCGCTCGCTTGATGATCTAGAGGCGTTGGTGGCGTTCTTTGAGGCGCGTCAGGGTCAGCTTTATGGGTTTCGCTGGAAAGATTGGTCGGATTTCAAATCTTGCCGGCCGTCCAAAAAGCCGGGCGAAGACGATCAGGTGATCGGTACCGGCGACGGGCAGAAAACGCAGTTCCAGCTGGTGAAACGGTATCGGTCTGGTCCGGCGGAATACGCCCGGCCCATCGTGAAGCCCGTCGCAGGCACTGTGATTGTTGCCGTGCAATCGACCCCGATGCGCGAAGGTGTCCATTTTGAGATCGACACGTCGACGGGTTTGGTGAGCCTGGACACCGCGCCGCCCGAAGGATCGGTGGTGACGGCTGGGTTCGAATTTGATGTGCCGGTTCGGTTTGACACCAACCGCATTCAAACCAGCGTCGCCAGCTTTCAGGCCGGGCAGGCGCCAGATGTACCTGTGGTGGAGGTGCGCCTGTGACGATGAATGTGGATGGGTTTCACCAGCATATGAAAACCGGGTTGACGACGGTGTCCCATGCTTGGGCCGTTGTGCGTAAGGATGGCGTGGCACAGGGGTTCACCGATCACGACCGGGATTTGCGCTTTGATGACATGCTGTTCCGGGCGGATAGCGGTCTGAGTGCGGCGGCGCTTCAGCAAGGCACGGGGCTTTCGGTGGACAATTCCGAAGCCGTCGGTGCCCTGAGCGCCACCGCCATCACCGAAGCCGATATCGCCGCAGGGCGCTATGATGGCGCCGAGGTTGTGGCGTGGTTGGTCAATTGGGCCGATACGTCAGAGCGCAAGATCCTGTTCCGCGGGCATATCGGTGAAATCATCCGCGAAGGCGCGGCCTTTCGTGCGGAATTGCGCGGGCTGACCGAATTTCTGAACCGGCCTGTCGGGCGAGTGTTTCAGGCCCCTTGTTCAGCGGTGCTTGGCGATGCGTCATGCGGATTTGATCTGTCGGGGGACGGTTTCTTTGCCGATGGCGTGGTGATGGAGATCGAAAGCGCCGATCGTTTCGTCATCCAGTCGGTCAGTGCGCAGCCTCCACAGTGGTTTCAGCGTGGGGCCTGCGCGGTTCTGAGCGGTGCGGCCGAAGGGCTGACGCGGGCGATCAAGCGTGATGAGCCGCTTGGCGATGGGCTGCGGCGCGTTCAGCTTTGGGAAGAGTTGCGCGCGCCTTTGACGGCGGGTGACAGTGTGCGCGTGACCGCAGGTTGCGACAAGCGGTTCGAAACGTGCCGCCTGAAGTTTGCCAATACGCTGAACTTTCAGGGTTTCCCGGACATTCCATCCGACGATTGGGTGGCGGTTTCGCCTTCCAGTACCGCAGTTCGTGACGGGGGCAGCAGACGATGAGCGATGAAATTGTTGCACTGGCGCGTCGTTGGATCGGCACGCCCTATGTGCATCAAGCCTCGGTTCGGGGGGCGGGGTGCGATTGTCTGGGCCTGTTGATCGGAATTTGGCGTGACGCTTTTGGCGCGATTCCAGAAGTGCCGCCGAATTACAGCCGTGATTGGGCCGAGCCGCAGGGCGATGAACGGCTTTGGGCCGCCGGCCAGCGTCATTTGATTGCGCGGCCTGTGTCAGAGGCCGAGGCTGGGTCCGTTCTGCTGTTTCGAATGCGCGATGGCGCGATTGCCAAACACCTAGGGATCGAGGCCAAGCCCGGTGACAGTTTCATCCACGCCTATAGCGGGCATGGCGTGGTCGAGAGCCCCCTAAGCCTGCCGTGGCGACGCAGGATCGTCGCCCGTTTTGCCTTTCCAGAGGAGATTGCATAA